AGGACGGCATGATGTCTGCTTCTAATCTGAGAATTGAAGGCCAGTATGAAGACGGCGCTTACCGCTGCCTCATTGATATTGATGGTGAAACGGTGTTCTATACCGCGCGGGCGGGGGACCCCGCCCCGTTGAATCTCTGGATTCTTGAGCGTATTGCTGCGTGGATTGCTCAAGGTAACGCGGTTCAATTGTGGGTAGATCCAGATCCGATACAGCCGGTTATGGATGGTGTGGCCGACCTGTGAAAAGCATCAACCCAGTTCGGTCTTTTGCAATCGATGGAGTGACGATAAATATCTATTACGCCGCTTGCGGTGAGGGATTACCAGAACATTCCCACGCACACGATCATGTGACTGCATGTATTTCAGGTTCGTGTCTCATTACCAAAGGTGGTGTTCGTCACACTATCAACGCTGGCGCAGTGCCCGTACGTCTGCGAGCGCCTGACCCACACGAGATTGAGTCCATCGAAGACGGGACGGTATTTATTAACGTTCTTGGTCAAATGTAATAGGAATGTGAGTTTTATGGAAAACCAGAATTTGATAAATATTTTTCTTGGCCTCGGAATGACTGTTGTGGGCTGGTTTGCGCGGGAACTGTGGGCTGCGGTCAAAGAACTAAAATCCGACATTTCACAGGTACGCGAGCAACTGATGAGAGAGTACCTAACAAAAGACGATTACCGCGAGGACATCCGAGAAATCAAAATGATGCTCGCAAAGATTTTTGAGAAACTTGAAAACAAGGCCGACAAATGAAAAAGCTGCTTATTCTTGCGTTGTTTCCTGCTAGCGTATTTGCTGCCGACTTGATGATCTGCAATGGCGAATATGCTCTGTGTGCTGCATCAGGCTCCACGCCTACCGGCAAGACGATCACGGTTAAAGGCAAAGTTTTTCAGGAAGGGATGGCGGTCTGTCCGGTTCTAAAAGGACGAAGCGTAGCGAATGGCGCGTTGATGAAGAACTCTTGCGATGCGCCTCCCGGTAAAGTCTGGAGCCTGTTCAGCACCGTCAGCGAAGCACCACAAGCGCCGACATGGGCGGTAGCTCCGTTGGTTCACCGCACCTTTGTTTTGAGCAAGACAGAAGGCATGAGCAATCAATGGTCATTCCTGTGCGACAAGCAATCCAAACTGGTCAACGGGGTACAGCTTGCGTCCTGCTACGGCCCGATCAACGAGTCCCCGGCGACCAACGGGCATGTGAAGATGGGATCGACAATTGTTACCGACGCTCCAGCCGGAGTGTTGAATCCAGTAGGAGGTAATTTCTAATGTACTCAATCAAAGCCATGCTCCAAAGTAAAACTTTGTGGTTTTCTGGGGGCGTTACAGCCCTAGGAGTTGTGGGCTGGATCAGTGACCATTCGGGAATCATTCTGGCGCTGGCTCCCCAGCTTGGGCCGTTGCTGACCTGTATCGGCGCGGTCGGGGTTGTGCTGCGGGTACTGACGGAAAACTCGGCATCGTGGAAAGCCCCCGTAGAAGACCGTGAAATTAACTGAACATTTCACCCTTGCTGAACTGACCCGTACCGACCACCGGACACTCGACAACACTCCAGACGCAGACGCAGTCGCCAAAGCAGAGCGCCTCATGGAGCGAAAGTAAATGCTTAACCGAGCGGTATTGAAACAGGCTCTGGAGTCCGTGAACATCCGGGCATTCCTTCGCGCTATCCGGTTGGGCGAAGGCACGAGCGATGAACTGGGGTACTACCGCATTGTCGGGGGCCAGACCTTTAATGACTTGTCCACGCACCCACGGGTCAAGGTTTTCATCCCGCGATATAACGTACACTCCACTGCAGCGGGTGCGTACCAGATTATCTACCCGACATGGGCAGGGCTGGTGAAGCAGTACGGCTTCGAAGATTTTTCGCAGGAGTGTCAGGACGAGGCTGCTGTTGCGCTGATACTGGAGGTTGGCGCGCTGGGAGACGCGCAGGCGGGCAGGTTGCAGGAGGCGGTCGCGAAGTGCTCCAAGCTCTGGGCCAGTCTTCCGGGGTCCACAGCAGGGCAGCGCACCGAAGGATTCGACAAAGTGCAGCAGGTGTTTCTGGACAGTGGGGGTGTACTCGCATGAACCCTTGGGTGCTGGTTGGTGGCTTGGTAGCAGCGATCGTCCTGTCCGTGACGAGCTTTTTCTATGGACGCTCGGTCGTGCTTGAGGATCGGAAATAGCATGCCGCTCCAGAAGCTACAGTTTCGCCCGGGCGTGAATCGGGAAGGAACCAACTACTCGAACGAGGGTGGCTTCTACGAGTGTGACAAGATTCGTTTCCGCTCCGGCTTCCCCGAGAAGATCGGCGGATGGATGCGTCTGAGTAGCAATACCTTTGTCGGGGTGTGCCGCACGCTGTGGAATTGGATCACGCTTGCCAGCAACAACCTCACCGCTGTCGGTACCAACCTCAAGTACTACGTTGAGAGCGGCGGTACTTACAACGACATCACCCCGCTCAGCACGACAGTTACGCTAGCCAACAATCCGTTTGCTACGGTCAGCGGCTCACCACTTGTCACGGTCACACACGCCGGGCATGGCGCCACTGCGGGCACCTACGTTACCTATTCCGGGGTGAGCGGTGGGGGTGTCGTCAACGGCGTAACGCTGAACGGCGAGTTTCAGATCGTGACAGTGCCAGATGGTAACTCGTACACGATCATTGGCGCGGCCAATGCGAGCGGGACAGGTTCAGGCGGTGGTGCTGCGGTGTCCGCTGCGTACCAGATCAACGCCGGGCTTGCGACGTATACGGTAGGTACGGGGTTTGGGGCGGGGGCGTGGAGCCGCGGGACTTGGGGTTCCGGGACAACGGTTGGAGTAGGAACGCAGCTCACGCTCTGGTCGCAGGACAACTTCGGGCAGAACCTGATTTTTGCCCCGCGCGGCGGGCCGATGTACTACTGGGCGGTGGATGTCTCGACTTGGGCGCGGGGGATTACGCTTCAGTCATCCGCCAATGCGACTACGAAGTACACGACCACGGCGACCTTCTTGATCACTGACACGACGATCGTCGTGCCGCAGTCAGCGGTAGCGTACCTTACGCCGGGGATGGTGGTCGCGGGGTCCGGAATTGCTGCGGGAACCTACATCACGACAGCGTATACCTACAGCACTTCGGTTCCGATATCGGCGGCGGCTACGGGCGGATCGTCTGGTTCGTATACCTTCAGCTACGCGGGGCGCCTGATCCCGAACACGGTCAACCAAGTAATCATGTCGGATGTGCAGCGGATCGTTATCGCCATCGGCGCCAATCCTTACGACCCCACGAACTTCAGTTCCACCTTCGACCCCATGCTGGTGCGGTGGTCAGACGTTGAGAACCTGTATGAGTGGGTTCCATCTTCCAGCAACTCTGCAGGCGAGCAGCGTTTGAGCCACGGCTCGTATTTGGTGAGTGCACAGATTGCTCGTCAAGAGATTCTGGTTTGGTCCGATGCCGCGCTTTATTCTATGCAGTATGTGGGTTCACCGAACATCTGGGGCTTCACGCTTCTGATGGACAACACCTCCATCATCTCTCCCAGTGCTGCAGCTACCGTGAACAACCTCACCTTCTGGATGGGGGTGGACAAGTTCTACGTCTACTCGGGTAGGGTAGAGACGCTGCCGTGCACGCTGCGCCAGTACGTCTTTGGTGATCTCAATTCTGAGCAGGCGTGGCAGGTGGTATGTGGAACGAATGAGGGGTTTAATGAAGTCTGGTGGCATTACCCATCCGCTGGTTCCACGGTAAATGACCGGTATGTCATCTACAACCACCTCGAGCGTATCTGGTACTACGGCACGCTGAACCGCACTGCGTGGGAGGATAGCCCGTTGAAGACGTATCCGATGGGGGTCTTCAGCATCCAGCAATCGTGGCTGAATACCGCGGCCGATTCTTCGGTGACGAGCCTTGTCCTTATCAACGGGTCAAGCTACCCAGCTTCTGGCACAGTGACGATCGAGTCCGAGCAGATCACCTACACGGGTGTGAGCGGCAACACGCTCACGGGCTGCACACGTGGCGCGAACGGAACAACTGCGGCGTCGCATAGCGCGTATCTCTCCGTGTCGTATTCTGCGAGCAACACGATCGTGTTCCACGAAGCGGGTGTCGATGACGCGGTGTCGTCTACGAACGAGCCGATCGAGTCTTACATCGGGTCTTCTGACTTCGATATCGGAGACGGCCACAACTACGGGTTTGTGTGGCGCATGATTCCGGACATCAACTTCGACGAGTCAACCGCGTCGGAGCCGGCGGTCACGCTGTCTGTTCGCCCTCGGCGTTTCCCCGGTACTGCATACGGTACGTCGGCTTCGCCTTCAGTTGTGCAGACGCAGTCAAGCCCCGTGTCGCTCTACACCGAACAGGTGTACACACGCATTCGTGGTCGCCAGATGTCCTTTCGCATCGACTCCGACGGGCTTGGCGTGCAGTGGCAGCTTGGCACACCGCGTATTGATATCCGCCCGGACGGGCGTAAGACATGACGCAGATCACAGCGCCCAAGGCGCCAAGTCTTCCTGCTGCGCCGACGCAGTACGACCAGCGGTTCCACGATCAGTACGGTAGCTTGCTGCGGCTGTACTTCAGCAAGTCGGACGACACGTGGCAGAACTTGTTTGGCTACTACGGCGGCAACTATCTGGATTCGAGCTACGGTGCATTCTCAAGCACCGCCACCCAGACGGCCGCTGTGATTAATACTGCGTACGCCGTGACGTTTGACACGACGCAGCATTCGCATGGGGTTGCAGTCGACACTACGGTGACCTCGCGGGTCGTTGTCTCCTACTCCGGGTACTACAATCTGCAGTTCTCCGCGCAGGTCGATAAGACGAACGCCTCGGTAGGGAACGTGTGGCTATGGCTTCGCATTGATGGAACTGATGTCGCCAATAGCGCGCAAAAGGTAGCCGTGCAAGGCTCGACGGGCCAAGCAGTGGTCTCGTGGAATTCGATTCACAGCGTCAGTGCGGGTAGCTTTTTCCAGCTCATGTGGGCTGCTGATGACACGCACTGCCGGCTCTTGGCTGCGGCGGCGTCGGCCCCTGTTCCGGCTATCCCTGCGGCGACCTTGACCCTGACCCGTGTATCGGGTCAAATTACCTGATTCGTTGGAGGTTTTATGTACCGGACTGCTGCCCAAGGAATAGCGTCTCTCGGCCGAGGAAATGACTCGATGCTGATGCACGTCACCCCCCGGGAGGTGTCCAGCATGCAGGCGCTCGCGCAGCGCCACGGCAAGTCCCTGACAGTAAACCCCAAGACAGGCATGCCGGAGGCGGGCATACTGGACTCGATCCTGCCGCTGGTGGCGGGCATCGGGCTGAACGCCGCTTTCCCCGGGCTGGGCGCTCTGGGGGCGGGGCTGCTGGGTGGTGGAGTTACGGCGCTATTGACGGGGAATTTGCAGAAGGGGTTGATGGCAGGGCTGGGCGCCTACGGCGGCGCGGGACTGGGTAGCGCTCTTGCAGGGATGGGAGAAGCTGCTGCCGGACAAGCCGTCCAGACGTTGGCTAGTCCCGCGCTGGGTGTCGAAGAAATGACAGGGGCTATACCGAACAGCTTTGGCGGAACCCCCGAAATGATAGCCAGTGAAATGGGCAGCATATCGCCCACGCTTCCCGGTGATTTGTACAGCACCAACTTTCCGGGCATTCAGCAAGCCGGTGCACAAGCATCGGCGGCAAAGGCTGCGCAGCTTGCCGCAATGACCCCCTACGACAAGATGGCGGGCGGCGTGCAGCAGCTCGGTTCGGGGCAGGGGTGGAAGACGCTGTACGACACAGCGAAGTACCCCATGCTGGCGGTTGCTGGATCGGTGGGTCCGTCGCTCATGTCCCAGCAGCAAGCCGCCCCGCAACAGCGTGGCTCCGGCCCGGTCAGCTACTACAAGACCGAGTTCAACCCCGGCGAAGTGAACCCCAAATTTGGCCAGCCCGGAGAGACATACTTCACCGGCCGCGGGTTTGGCCCGGGGGAGTTCAGCCCGACATACCCCTACGCGGATGGTGGTGTCATTCCTATGGCAAATGGTGGCTATCCGCAGGCAAACATCTCCCGCGCGAACTATGCCAACAGCGTACAAGACCCCAAGTCGGCCGAAGTGGTGGATGGCTACGGTCCTAAGATCGACCCGTTCACGGGCGAAGAGCGCATGGCAGGTGGGGGTATTGCCACGCTGACCTACGCAGCTGGTGGGCAATTGCTTCGTGGTCCGGGCGATGGAGTGAGTGATTCGATTCCGGCTGTGATTGACGGCCCGCAGCCCCAACGCGCTGCTCTTGCAGATGGTGAATTCGTTCTGCCTGCTCGAGCGGTATCGGAGATCGGGAACGGTTCAACCGAGGCAGGTGCGCGTAAACTGTACGCGATGCTCGATCGTATCCAGAAGGGTCGAAAGAAAAGTCTGAAGGACATCGCCGCTGACACGCGGGCAGAAAGGCATCTCCCGGCATGAGCGTTGAATTCTCCCTCGTTCCGTATGGCGTACTCTACACAGTGCTGCCCGGCGTGACAAAGTATCTGGAAGTAGCCCGGGAGTGGGCACGGGGGAGGGTGAGCGTGGATGATTTGCTGCGGCTTCTCTTCACTGGGCAGATGCAGTTGTGGGTGTTCTTCGAAGATGGGCAAATCCTCGGGCAGCTGATGACCGAGGTCAAACAGTACCCGCAGTGCAGAATGCTTGCGGTGCAGTACTGCGCAACGGAGCCCCACCTATCAGATGTGGTGGAGGACTCGACATTCGAAGTGCTTGAGAAATACGCCAAGGAAGTAGGGTGCGCCGGCGTTGAGATGACGGGGCGCTCGGGGTGGAGCAAGCACGTGGCTAAACGGGGGTACGACACCAAGAGCGTCGTGTTCCAGAAGTTCTTTGAAGTGAGGCCGCAATGAGCCGACTGCGCACTGTTCTGCTGGATATCGGTGAGGCGCCGGGGGACACCCGGGCCTTTACCCATGTGGGCGACCGCAAGATCAAACTCTTCGACATGGGCGGAGGCAGCGCACCTGCTGCTCCCACTTCGCAGAACGTCACCCAGACCTCCATCCCGGAATACGCGCGGCCCTACGTCGAGACCATGCTCGGCAAGGCGCAGTCGCTCACGCAGAGCGATCAGCCGACATCGTACACAGGGCAGCGGGTGGCGGGCTTCACCCCCATGCAGCAGCAGGCGTTCAGCAACCTGCAGGGCATGGACGTGGCGGAGCAGGTGGGGCAGGGGACGAATCTCGCCAACACCGCGGGGATCGGCGCTCTCGGAGCGGGGCAAGCGTACGCCAATCAGGCGACCAACCCGGCATCCGTTCAGTCGTACATGTCTCCGTACATGCAGAACGTGGTTGACTGGCAGAAGGACCAAGCCGTTGCGGACTATGGCCGCCAGCTCCCCGGCATGCAAGCCGCGCAGATCGGGCAGGGTGCCTTTGGTGGATCGCGCACGGCCATCATGCAGTCAGAAGCGCAGCGCAACCTGCAGAACCAACTCGCTGGAATCCAAGCGCTGGGCTCCCAGAAGGCCTACGATTCGGCCACGCAGCAGCAGCAGTTCGGTGCCAACCTCGGCATGCAAGGCTATCAGACTGCCGGTCAGCAGGCCCAGACGCTCGGCCAGCTGGGCCAGACGCAGTACGGTCAGCAGATGGGGATCACCTCGGGGCTGCAGTCAGCTGGCGGGCAGCAGCAAGCGCTCGAGCAGCAGAATCTGAGCAACAACTATCAGGACTACCTGAACCAGCTGAACTACCCATACAAGCAGCTCGGCTTCATGTCCGACATCTTGCGCGGCATGCCGCTTACGCAGCAGTCGCAGTCGGTCTACCAAGCACCGCCTTCGGCCACTAACCAGCTCATGGCGTACGGGCTGGGTGCGTACGGGCTGGGTAACCTCTTCGGGGGTACCCCGAAGAAAGCAGGTGGAGTGATCAAGGCTTTTGCCGCGGGGGGTGGGGTGCTGGGTGATCTGTCCCGTATCCCCGAGCAGACGTTGCAGCAGGCTGCACTCGGCAAGTCCGACATGATCGGGGCCGAAGACGCGCAGCGCGAGCTTCGCCGTCGCGTGGAGATTCGTCGTGCCGTGCACGGGCAGCAGGCACAAGCGCAGATGGCGCAGCCGCCGATGGCAGGCGGGATGGATGCAGGTGTGGGCGCGCTTAACCCGGGCAATATGGACTTCGCGGATGGCGGGATTGTGGCGTTCGCGGATAGAGGACTTGTGCAGGATGCTCCGGTTCGCTCAACCTCTGGCGGTGAAAGCTGGTTTTTGGACGTGCCTGAAGAAATCCGTGATCCTTCGACGTCTTTCTACAAGGCAATCCCCAACCCACTGTACTCGCAGCTATCGCCCTTGGTTTTTCCAACTAGAGCTGAAGCTGAAAGGGTCTATAAGAATACGTACCAAGCTCTGTACCCAAAGGCGGGTGCAGCAGCACCCGCTGCGTATTCTCCGGCCCCCTCGGATGACATATACCCCCGCCCGGCTTCTAGCGTTACTGCATCGCAAGCCGCTCCCAGCGTTGCAGCGCTTCGCGCCACGCGCACCGCTACTCCAACCCCCGCAGCACCCGCTTCACCGGGTGGACTTGCCATGGGCGCGCAGGACTACAGCGGTGCTTCGCCTACAGGGGTTGAGCGCTTGCTTAGCGCCACGCCAGAGTCCGAGATGGACAGTATCAAGCGCTATGCTGTGATGAGCGAGAGTCTTACCAAAGCCGACCGGGATGCACTGTCAGCCAAGGAAGAAGCTATCCGCAAGAAAACCGAAGGCGATAAAGGGAACCGGCTGGATACGGCGCGGGGTGTAACTGCTTTGGGGGCTGCTAGTGAGTTGCTTGCCTCGGGCCGGAACCGGGCTGCGTCGATCGGTGCTGCGTTGAAGCTCGCGGCTGGTGAGGGCAAAGAGTACGCGGACAAGGAGCAGAAGATCGGTGACAAGATGGACGCCTCCGATCTCGCGGCTGCGCAGTCTCGCCTTGCGTTGAAGCAAGGTGATGTGCAGCTGGGTGCCACACTGATGGGCCGCAGCCAAGAGATGCGGGTGAAAGCTGCAGAAGCCGCTGGCACGATTGCGTACCGTCGGGCGATGGTACAGCTGGAAGGCCAAGGGCTCTCGATCAAAGAAATGCAGGCTCGGGCGGAAGCCGCCAAGCATGATGCGGAGACACACATCCTTATCCCTGCGCTGGCGGCGCGGTACAACGCGGAAGCGCGGGTTGCGGGCGCCAAGGGGCAAGTGGACCCGGTGAAAGCGCGGGATATGGCCGCGGACAACGCGATGGCATGGGTAAAAACTATGGCCGCCGCTGACCCTACGTTCATGCGGAAGAATCCCAATGCGTACGAGGATAGAGTACGCTCGATATACGCCTACCTGACGACAGGGCAGATGCCTGCAGCGCAGGGGCTTCAAAGCGACCAAGTGCCGGGAGCTGTTGCGGGCAAAATCAGCGTACAGTAAGGAGCCACAATGCCCTATCTACGGACCCCCTCCGGGCAGTACCTAGAAGTCCCCCCGGGGTTGAGCGACGCGCAAGCCGTAGACCTCGCTAAGAAGCAGTTTCCGGCTCTTTACGGCATCAAGCCTACGCTCGGCGGCAACCTGCGTGAGATACCCGGGGGCCTTGCCGAAGGTTTTGTCAGCACGCTGACGGGCGCTGCCCGTGGCGTTGGCGCTCTCTTGCCTGACGAGCAGGAAGCATCGCTTGGCCGGGGCATCGCGTCCCTTGAAAACACGCTCATCCCCAAGGCTGCACCGGGATACGAAGATTCGATCGGCCGCAAGGGCGCGTCCGCACTGGGCAGCATGCTGAGCTTTGCGTTGCCGGGTGGGGCAGTGGGGGCTGGAGCAAAAGCACTGGGCGCGGGAACGGCGGGTATCAAGGCCGCGCAGCTTGCAGCGCTCACTCCGCTTGCGGCCGCGAGTGGTGCAGGTGAAGCACGGCAGCGCGCCGAAGAAGCAGGCGCAACGCCCGAAGAGAAGCGCACGGCCACTCAGCTGGGGATACTCCCGGGCCTTACCGATGTCCTCCCTGTCGAGCGCTTGCTTGGTTCGATGGCTAAGGTCGAGTTGAAGTCCGTCATGGACTACGTGAAGCGTGCGCTCGTGACAGGCGGGTTCGAGGGCGCACAGGAAGCGGCGCAGAACGCAGCGCAGAACCTGATCGCCAAGCAGCAGTACAAGCCGGACCAAGCGATCATGGAGGGGGTGGGTGAGGGCGCTGCCTATGGTGGTGGCGCGGGCGCGGTAGCACAGGCGCTTCTCGATCTCACGGTCGGGCGCCGGCACGCAAGTCGACTCAGAGGGATACAGGCTGAGAAGGACGCAGCAGCCGCCGCAGCAGCGAACCCCCCGCAAGAGGAAGCCGCGCCTCCTTCACCCGCCGCTGCGGGTCCGGTGTCCCCCTCCGCGCCCATCCAGACGGACATGTTTGCTGGAGCTTCTGCTCCTTCCGAGTCGTCTGTCGATGATGCGGAAGAGCCCACGATGCGGGCCGCGCGCCTGCTCGGGCAGCAAAAGAACATGCGAGACCTTGCCGACGACCTCACGGTTAAAGCGCGGCAGGCTCGTGAGGCGGGTGATCTTGATGCGGCGGAGCGATTTGTCTCGCAGATCGAGCGTGTGCGGGGTGCGCTGGAAGCAACAAGTGCGCAGGCTGAAGCCGAAGGGGTGGCTCCGATAGACTCGGAGAAGCGCCTCGCTGATCTGGAGAAGACACGGAAGAAGATCGAGAAGCAGCTTCAGGCCAAAGCCGATGAGGGGGATGAGGCCGCTGCGCTGGCGCTCCAAAAGAAACTCGCTGAAGTCTCCCGGGAAGCTGCGTCTTTGCAGGGTATGCTGAAGGGACTTCCCACGCTCGAGCAAGGGAACATTGAGCGCGAGACCGAGGCGGTTGCCGGCGCGAGGCCTGACTTTGGCGTGCAGCCTGTTGCCCTTCAAGGCGAAGAGACTGCGCAGATGGCTGATGAGCAGGAGCAGCTCCAGCTGCAGGGCCGACGTCAGCAAATTCTCAAACAGCGCGCGCAGAACCTGAGTGACGTCGAACTTGCTGACGTTGCTGACCGCGTACAGAAAATGGTGGAGAGCGCTCCGCTCGAGACGATCCTGATCGGACGGGGGGTTGCCCTTGCGGAGACAACGAAGCGCCGCGCGCAACTCGCGGAGGCAGAAGCAGCGCTGAAAGATGGACGCATTGTCCCGTCGCTCGCTTCGCTTTTCAGCCTTGGCGAGTTGAAAGGGCAGACCCTTGATCTGAACAACTACGACGATGCCAAAAAGGCAGCACCCGTTCTGCGGGCGCGGCGCGAAGAGCTTGAGCACCAGCGCACGAACGAGCACCCTAACCGTGAGCTGATCCGGGAGGGGGAGCTGACACCTGCGGGCAAGCGCTTTGCGGCAGGTGAGGCCACGTTGCAGGAGATACTCCGTCTGGGGCAGATTGCAGACGACACGGTGCGCCGCGACACGCCGGCAGTCAAGCTGGCGGAGACCGCTACGCAAGCACCGAGTACCGAGAACATATTCCCCACCGCGAAGAACGCGACCAACGTGGGGATGCAGCGCTTGCAGGCCCTGCACGCCGGGAAAGCGGATGCCTACCTGAGTGAGTTCACGGGTGCGATCGACACGCTACGGGAAGACCCGGTGGTGCAGAACGGCAACGAACAGCAGGTGCGGCGCTATCTCCTTGACAAGCAGAGGGGCTTGAACAACCTGTTGGAGGGGTACATTGCGCACGCGACATCGCAGGTGGCCTACCAGCGCCGCCTTGCCGGTCTTGCCCCGCTCAAGATAGAGGAAGCACGGGCACTTGCTGAGCGTATCCGCAAACTGGCAGAGCCCTTTGAGCGGAACATGTACCAGTTCGTCCGCGGCGCGCCCATCAATAGCGCCATGCAGGAGTTCACGGGTTCGGTGAAAGCTGCACAGGATGTGCTTGTCCGCAAGGGGCAGCCGAAAACGCAGATCGGGGCGTTTGACTTGTCTGCGGTGGGTGAGCGCGGGATGGCTGCGCGGGTCGAGGCCAACGCCGCTGCCGAGAAGGCACGGGAGGAAACCCCCACCCCCACGGAGGTGGCACCGGGGCAGGGTGAGCTGTTCTCCGGCGCTCTTGAGGACGCCAAGAAGCGGCGCGAGGCGCTGCTGCAAGGCCAGCAACCGGCCCAAGCACCGGCACCCAAGCCTGCTGCAAAGCCTGTACGTGCCACGCTGTCCACGCTGAAGGATGTGCTGCAGCAGCGCAGGGCCCCCACAGAGGCAGAGAAACAACAGGCAGAGCGCGATCAGAAAGAAACGCTTGAGTCGCTGGATCGGGACATCGCCGCGCTCGAGCGGGAGGTGGCGTGGATGGCTAAGCCTCCCTCTGAAGAAAGCCTTGCAGCGGAGAAGAAGGCGTTCGACTTCCATGCAAGCAGGGCGATCGTCGAGGCACATGCCGCGCTGGATAAACGCGCTCGCCGCTGGAAAGCAACAGGGCGCCGTATGCGGGCTAAGCTTCTTGGCAAGGCCGAGAAAATAAAAGCAACGGGCAAGGCACAGCTGGACGCCGGCCCGACAGATACACGCGCCGCACGGGCGCAAATCGCTGCACGTAAAGAGCATGCGCAGGCTCTTGCACAGAGTGATCTTACCGAAGAGGAAGTTGAGGTGGAGTTGCAGAGTATTGCAAACCGTGCCAAGGAACTTATCGACGCACAGATGACATCCGACTACGCGGCGTTCGTGCGGGAAGCGGACAAGCAGATGGCCGAAGCGAGCATCATGTACGACGCCGCGCTGCGCGATACCCTGCAGCAGCATGAAGCGATCGACGCCAGCATAGCGCAGCTTAACCGGGGAAGCGCCGCACCCAAAGGTAAGAGCCGGGGCCAGATTGCGTCGGAAGCCCGGGCAAAGCGCGACGCATTGATCCAGAAAAATGCACGGGAGGCAGCGGGCAAAACAGAATCTGCCGAGCTGGAGGAGCAGGACCGCGCACGCCAAGCGCAGGTTGAAGCCGCGCGGGAGGGACAAGAACGTCGACAGAAGAAGCCGGGCCGGGTGTCGTTCGAAGAGCTGGCTGCGCAGGTTGCGCGCTTGGACGAGCGCTTGAAGAACCCGAACCTGACTGCAGGCGGGCGGAAGACTATCGTCACACAGCGGAACAAACTGAAGGGGCAGCTCGACGCGCCCGAGACACTGCGCAACGCCGACAACTACAAGCCTGAGTCTCGCGGTAAGGCTACGGAGCAGCTTGCCACCGAGTTCAGCCGCCCGGAAAACATGTCGGAGCGCGGGAAGAAGAGAGCGCTTGCCAAGGCGAAGAAGAAGCTGGCTGCGGGCACGGGCACCGAGGCACAGAAGAACACCATTAGTGCCAGAATCGACTCGCTCAGCAGCTACTTCGAATCAGACGCGGGCGGACCGGACACGAACTACGACGCGAACGACTTGCGCAGTGAGCTGAACTTCGATCGGGATGACGGCGCTGCCCGGATGTTCGAGGGGAAGAAGCAGGCCGAGCGAGTCGACCCGCAGGCCGCGAAGGAGGCAGCCGATCGTATCATGTCGAAGCTGCCGAAAGGCGTGAAGGTTGTCTACGCTGCTACCGTCAAGAACGTGCCGATCAAGTTCTTGAAAGCGATAGAGCGGGGCGGCCTTGACCCGTCCGAAGTCAGCGGCATGATACTGCCGAGCGGCGAAACACTGGTGATCGGCGAGAACCATACCGATGTAGCGGACCTCGAGCGCACGTTTGCGCACGAGCTGATCGGGCACTACAGCATCGACACCCTTCTCGGGCCGGAGAAGTTCAAGCAGCTGACAGACGCGCTCTTCCCTGCTACGGAAGAGGGGTACAAGAAGCTGATGTCAACCGCGGTCGATCTTGGTGTCTACCCCGATGTGCTGACGGCCAGTATTGGGTTCGAGCGGATGGGCGTGAAGAACGATGCCTTCAGGAAAGCGCTGGTGCGCGAGCTGATCGCGCATGCTGCTGAAGGCCGGCCGGTCAAGCGTGATGCGGTGCAGCGTCTCAAGGATTTGTGGCACGGCTTGATTGGTGCGGTGCGTGACGCGCTGGCCCGGGCGGGTCTTGTCTCACCCGCCGGTATGGATGCGCGCTCCGTACAGAAACTGATTCGAGAAGCGCACGCCGCGTTTGCGGGTGAGAAGCTGGGTGTGTACCGCTCACCCAATGGCGCTCTGGCTTTCCGCCAGCAACCGAAAGGGGGTGATCCAAGAGACCTTGCGCTGGGCGAAAAGGTACTTGGGCAGAACAAGCCTCTGAAAGATAAGCTTCTGAGAAAACACATGGGGCTTGAAGCGCTTGTTCGCTACGTTGATCGCTACGGCGTGAACCAGAAGATAGCTGACTCCGTAAAAGGTGATGTGCGGGCAGACCAAATGATGCACGACGCGCGCTACGCCGACCAACGCATGAGCTTCACGAGTTCTGTTGCGGATATGGGGCCGCTCGTGCGGGAGTTGACGACTGATAAAAAGACGGGAGCCAAGTTCTACGTCTACAACGTGAAAGACGGCGCTAACCTGCGGCAGGTGGCGGACATCGTAGGCAAGGCGACCCGCGGCAATGCGGCAAAGAATGAGCAGGACTTTACAATGTTCATGATCGGGTCTCGCGCTGAAGAAGTGGGCTACGCAAAGTTCAACTTCAATCCGAAGGTCCAGCTTGAGATGCAAGATTTCATGCAGCGCATGCGCGCCGACAAAGAGAACGTCGCCATCTTCAAGAAAGCGCAGGAGGTCTACAACGCCTACAACAAAGGGCTGATTGACTTCATTGAGCAGACAGGGGCCGTGACGCCAGAAGCTGCGGCAAAGATGCGCAGCTACAAGAACTACGTGCCGTATTACCGCACGGACAAAGACGGTAACGTCAGTATGCTCTTTGACCCGGAGACGCCATTTCGAATTGGCGATCTGAAGAATCAGCCCCACTTGCAAGAACTGGTGGGGGGTGACTCTTCCATGTTCCGCGTGTTCGATAGCGCCATCATGAACACAGGGCTTCTTTTGGATATGGGGCTTCGCAATCAGGCGACACAGACAACGGCGGAAACGCTGGCTGGATTGGGCCTTGGGAAAATTGCCAAGGGTAAAGGTGTTGACGGTAAAGAGATTCTGCGGTTCAAGCAAAACGGCGAGGAGATGCACATTCGTCTGAAGTTCGAGGGGACCGCGTTTGAGGGTATCCCCCCTTCGCTTCTTGTGCACGGGATGGAAGGCGTCTCTACGCTGGTGCCCACGTACGTGCGCCTGCTATCGGGTCCGGCCAAACTCCTTCGCAAGATGATCACGCTCTCGCCCACCTATCCGATGGGCCAGCTGTTAAAAGACTCGATGGCCATGAACTTCACGACCGGCGCCTCGGGAGTACCGGTTCTGAATGCGCTGAAAGAAGCGGGTAAGATGTTTTCTGGTACGAGCGCTGCCGAAGAGACGCTTCGCCGAAGCGGGATGCTGAGCAGCAAGATTCTAACCGGGTCACATGAGGACTACGCTACGATCCTGCGCCAGATTTCCAAGGGTGGCAGCTTTGATTTGGTGGCTAAGATGGAGCAGATCGGCATGATGGCCGATGCGGCCAACCGCGCAGTGCTTTACAACAGCTTCAAACAGCAGGGGCTGAATGAGATTGAGGCACGTATTGCCGCGTTGCAGGCGTTCAACTACAACCAGCGCGGGATATCGCCGTCGGTCTACCACCTCAACATGATGATCCCGTTCTTCAACGCGGGGATTCAGGGGTTGAACGTGTTCGCCAAAGCGGCTCGGGGCACCATGCCCTACAACGAGCGGTTGCAAGTTCAGAAAAAGTTTTTTGCCCGCGGTGCAATGATGCTTGCTATGACGGCGATGTACGCGGCTGCGCTGAGTGGGGAGGATTGGTACGAGGAGATTCCCGAAGAGGACAAGCTCCGGTACTGGTTCGTGAAGACCCCGGGGATGGAAGAGCCGATCCGCATCCCAATCCCGTTTGAAGTGGGCCTGCTTTTCAAGGCGCTCCCCGAAGCCGTGATACGTAGCGCGCGCCAAGACAAAGATGCAGCGCCTGTCCTGAAAGCGCTGGCTGGGTTGACGGCCAACATGCTGCCGGTGAATCCAGAGAATATGCTTCCTGCAGGCGTGAAGCCGATTGTTGAGCTTTGGGCCAACAAGGATTTCTACCGGGGGCAGGACATTGAATCGGCGCGAGAGCGCAAACTGGACCCCGCCGAGCGCTATCGGGACAACACGACCGAACTGGCCAAGACGCTGAGCGCCGTTACGCCGATCTCCCCTGTGCAGGTAGATCACTTGATCCGGGGATACACTGCGGGGCTGGGCATGGAGTTGGTGTCACTTCTCAATCCGTTTGTGACGGGCTTTGCGCCCAAGACTTCGGGTGAACCCGCTACGCCGAAGATGAGCCAAGTGCCCGTTGCGCGTGCGTTCTTCCAGCCGCTTGATGCGCGGGGGTTGATCGACCGGGCCTATGAGGTCATGGAAGACGCGGACCGACGCGAGGCTACATACAAGAAGCTCGTTGAGGAGGGGCGTACGGACGAGGCCGACGTCTACCTCGACAAGTACGTGAACGATATCTCGCTTGGAAAGAGCGCCGATAAGTTCCGCCAGCAAATGGGCAAGTTGATTGCGTACGAGCGCCAAATCCGGGCAGATGGTACGATGGGCGGGCCTGAGAAGCGTGAGGCGCTGGACGAGCTGAAGCAGCTCAAGATCGACACGGCCAAGGCCTACGCTAGCGCTGCCTTTTGAAGTAGACGCCAAGCATTCCGTTCTTGATCCCGGTCAGGGCTACGCCACGGCAGTTGTTGTAGATCGCCGCGCGTAGTCCGTCCGTCTTGGTCTTGTCGGGGGTAAGTGTGGGAACGAAGAACCCGCCTCCTATCGGAGTCTCATTCCACGGGTAGTGTACGGTCGGGATTTTCAAGTTGCTGCTTTATGACGGGGTCGATCGTGTCGATGGGTCGGCAAATGCGCAGTGCGTTGACCCGCATCTGCGGGCCTTTCGTTCGCATCAGGAGGTCTTTCTTCATGGTCTCCACGATGCATGTACGCCCGAGCCCTTCCTTGAAGTCCACGTATCCATAGGAGTGGCTGGAGCAGTACGCCTTCAACACCTGCTCCTCGATGTACAGACTGATGTACCCCTTGGGCGAGTCATGCTCCACACGCCCGGCTATCTGCGTTCGCGTGATAGTCTCGTCGATCGCACCGCGCTCGCCTATCGTCGCCATCGTGTGCCCGTCCAGCATGCGGATGACCACCAAGCGCCCGTAGTATTCCCGGATGTATGCGTTCAATACATCTTCCGCAGTCCGGGCGCTGGTCTTCACGACGGCGCGAGTCTTCTCGACGATCAGCTTCAGGCGCGCAGTGAGCGCTGCGATCGGCAGGTCCACGATGTCCGCGTACTTGGTGCTGGCTAGTATCCACCCGGAGATGCAGCATGCGATGGCGCCGTGCCAGAAGCGCTCGTCGTTGGTGAACCCGAACTCCGTCCTTGCCTTGGCGTACACCTTGCGGTACACAACCTCCGCTTCTTCCCGGTTCGCGGCTAGCCACGCTGCGTACTGCAGGCCGGCGTGGCCGTAGTTGTCATTCAGCGTGACGAGCGTGTCCACTTCGTGGGGTGCGAACTGCATCTGATCGCGCATCGTCCACTCCAGCATACGGCGCATCTCGCCTTCGGAGGAGTGCTTGCGGGCGCCAGACAGGTAGTCGAGCGCGTGGTCGTTCGATGACACGATGGAGAGGAGCGCCCACTGGGTGTTGTTGATCCGCTCCTTGTTGGCCCCGGACTCCATCCTGTCCTTGCCCTGCCCCTCGCTGATGTCGAACACGAACTCCGGGAACCACTCGAAGTCCTGCCGGTTCTTGGTTGTCACCTCATCGGACACAAGCGGCAGGCTACGAAGCAACCCGGCGCGCTGCTGCATGGCGACCTTGGATGTGCTGGGGTTGATGCGGTAGCGCACGGGGTCGCCCCACACAGATGCGGTGAGCGAGAGGGCGAGGGACTTACCGGTGCCTGACTGCGAGGAGCCTGCGTGGAACACGAGACCCGCGAGCTTGCTGAACTGCATGAGCGGAGAGCCGAAGGAAATCCCCAACCCCACGGCCAGCAGGTCGTAGTCCTTGCGATTCACCAGCATGTAGATGACCTTGCGCCACCCATCCAGCGCGCCTTTGGGCTGCGTGGCGGCCACGATGTTGTCCAGCCCCGGCATGGGCATCGTCCGCACCTTGCCGTCAGGGTAGAAAATCTTCGACGCAGTGACGAAGCTGCCATCGTCCTGCCACCCGAAGCTGGCGGGTACAGCAAGCGCTTGCCTGCTAGCACTCACCTCCTCCACACACGCCCGCACGTACTCGAACAGGTTCTTGTCATTGCCCGATCCGAATGAGGCCACGACGTTCTGCGCAGCAAGCGCCTTGACTGTCTCGTCCTTACTGACCACCGCGCGCTGCGGCAGCGTCACTTGCACTGCACCCTCTGGACGAAGAGCCATGAGGTAGACGGTGTGCTCGCCTTGCATGTTCAGCAGGTCCACAACAAACAAGTCATACGGGAGGATCATCACCTGCCGCGTGATGCTGTTGCCGTCTGCATCCTCGTCCGTCTTGTCACGGTACACACCCCCCGTGCGCCCGTAGCTGAACCCGCGTGGTGGTGCAGGGCGGTTGAGCTTGATGGGTGGTGAGGCAGGTGCTGTGGCAGGCGGAGGCAGCTCGATCTCCCGCTCGGTGTTGTCCACCTGCGTCTCACGCCCGAGGGCGAGCGGGTTGGTGATCTTCCCCCAATGCGGGCAGGCCGTGCATACGCCGGGATTCTCACCGTCCAGCTTGGCGCATGGGTACGGCCCTTTGATCTCGCGCAGCTTCTGGTGCATGCGCTCTTCCGGGTAGGGGTGCAGCGCAGACAGGCGTAGTGCGGCCTTGTCCCCATCCTCGCAGGGTTTGGCGATCGACAGGATACCCCGCCACAACGGCTCCATACCATCGTCCGTGGCGTTCTCGACGTAGTGCTTGATCTGCCCGCACCCCGTACCGTTCAGGCTCTTGACGAGGATGTTCTTGAATAGCGTGGTGCTGTTCTCGAATAGCTTGACCGCTGTTGCGTTCCCGTCATTCCGTGTCGGGCGCTTGCCGGGAAGGAGCGGGCTCTCGACCATCTCGCCATTCATCCGCTCCCGCACAGCACCCGCCAGCTGCGCAAAGGGTATGGACGCAGGCGCGCCTTCCTGCAGTATCTTCACAGGACGAGGGTTGCCCGGCTCCTTCCAGTTCATCGTGCCCGGCACACGCAGCACCCGCGCAGCGTCCGCTGTGACGGTGAAGTCGATACGCAGGTCGTGCTTCTTGCACAGGCGCTTGAACCCCTCGGCGATTGGGCGCCATACTTCAACGGGCACGTGCTCATCGAACGGCCAGTAGGCGTGTATCCCCCCGCCCGATGACACAATCCACGGGGCGCAGAGCTTGTCCAGCTCCGTGCCTTGCAGGAAAGCGTTCAGGGCATCGAGTGCGTCTTGCTGTGTGGCGTACTTCTTCGGGTCGTCTGCGTCGCAGTCTAGGTCTACGAACAGCGAGCGCATGTACTGCGCGTTTGTTGCGAGTCTGTTTCCGGCTTCCGTAAAAGTGGCAAGGGCGAAGTAGGTGTTGTATTTTTTCTTGTTGAAGCGCTCGATAGCGGCGTCAAGCTCCGGCAGTGTGTCGGCAAAAACGTGCTCCCGCTTGGGCGAGCTTATCTCTGCAACGCAATACACACCCGCCGACGGCAAAACGGCCGCTAGAAAATCTAGCGGTTGCATCCCCTTCTCCTCGGGTTACCAGATCGGCAGGTTGGATAGTCTCTTGACGATCTCCTGCTGCCATACTACCGGCAAGCTACCGTCCCGATGCAGGAAGAAGTCCGCGATGTTCGCCAGCTCCACGTTGGTCAGGCTTTGAGGTTGAATCGCTTGCACGTCTTTGTCCATGCCTGCTCCGCATTCTGTGATTGCCCCATGATGGAGATGAGATCGCGCACGCGCTGCGTGTACGCAGGGGACACATCGAAGTATCCCTTCATCCAGTGGTAGACGGTCTGCCTTGTCGCGCCGACGGCTATGGCGATGCGCACCACGGAGAAGTCGATCCGTACAGCACGCCGGCCAAGCTCACCCCCAAGCGTGCGGGGGGCTCGCGCGATTGCAGCTTTTATTTTCGATTGGTACATTGCCTTGTGGGGGAAGTTGCCCTCCCCCACCCTTTGTTAGTCGTCCCAACCGTCCAGTACTGCGGCCACTGCGGGCTTCACGGCAGGTGCTGCATCTGCCGCAGCTTTGCGTACCGTGGGCTCGGGCGTGGGCTCGGGCGTTTGCGTTGCAGGTGCGGGTGCCGTTGCAGCAGGTGCGGTCTTGGCAGGTCGACCCCGACGCGCAGCAGGTGCGGGTGCCGGTGGCTCATCGTCGGAAGTCTGAGCCGGGGCGGGTGCCGCTTGCGCTGCAGCTTTCGGGCGGGTGCCTCCCAGATCGGGCGGTGTGTGATCCACCTGCGAGACGGTCATGGTGACAGCCTGCAGTGCGTCGTCAGTCTCACCCTTTTCCTTGGCAATTGCAAACTCCTCGTCCGTCAGCCAGCGCATCGGCTTGAAGAAGAGCTTCGGGTTGGCCGCCGCAGTATCGAAGCGCATGCGGGTGATGACCTCATCCGGGCCGATCTTGTTGGCGACGAGGTAGCGGGCGTATGCCTGCAGCGGGCGGTTGTCCCCCTCCTCCTTGCCGAAGATGGAGGTTGCCGGGATGGTGAGCTGCAGCACATCGCCTTCCAGATCGTTGGCGAGCGCGAGCGCCACGCGCTGCGAGAAGCGGCACGCACGGGAGTCGCCTTCACCGGAGCCCTTCACGTTCTGCGGGCAGGTTGCGCACGAGCTGGACTGCGGTGCCTTGACGGACGTATCGGGGGTGTCTCCATTCGCTGACCAGCAGTCCGGTGCAGCAGGGGTACCCTCGTCGAACTTCGCCTCGTAGTAGGAGCGCCCGATCTTGGGCGCAGCCTTGACGATCACAACATCCAGAAAGCGCTCGTCGATGGCAGCGACTTCCTTGCCTGCAACCAGCAAGCGGAACACACCACCCTTGATCGACAGGCGTTTGCCGCTGAAGCCGCCACTACCTGCGAGGGCCTTGGCCGTATCAGACAGCTCGGTGCGGTTGCGCGCGAACGCGGGAAGTGCGGTGGGGTTGAATGCTACGACTTCATTTGCCATTGCTGCGGTTCCTTTTCGTGGTGGGTGTCTTGGGCTGCGTGTTGAGGAAGGCGACGTCCGGCACTTCCTTACGCAGCGAGGCGTATTCGAGCTGGAGTTTGGCGGTGCCGATTATCTTACCGGCTGCGTTACTGAGTTCCTTCGCCCGGTCGAGCGGCATGCGCTTACCTTTGACCGCTGAAAAAATGCCGATCAGTTCTTTTCTCAAATCAAGTATCGAGTTCATCTCTTCTCCTTTAGCATTCTATGAAGGTCCACCTGTAGTTGCTTCAGCGCGATAAGTTCTGGTGGTGCTCCGCATTTACCAAAATACCTGCGGGCGTAATATGCTGCTGTCTGAGAGCGCACTTTCTCCTTGTTCTTCAAGCACCACGCCGCCCTGTTCGCAGCTACTCGCTCTTTGTTCTTCAAGTGCCACGCCGCGTTTTTCGCAGCTACTCGCTCTTTGTTCCTCGAGCGCCACGCCGCGCCAATCGCAGCGGCTCTCTCCTTGTTCTTCAAGCGCCACGCCGCGCTTTTAGCATTCAATTTCTCTCTGTTCTTCAAGCGCCACGCCGCCTTGTTCGCAGCTACTCGCTCCTTGTTCTTCAAGCACCACGCCGCGCTACTCGCAGCTACTCTCTCCTTGCTCCTCGAGTACCACGCCGCCTTGTTCGCAGCTATTCGCTCCTTGTTCTTCTCGGGATTCGCGTACGGCATCACGCACTCGGTTTGCGAACAGATACAACGTACTCGGCATCGACGTTCAATCCGGGCGGGAAGAGCTTCGGGTTTGCCTGCAGAAACGTAGACATGTTCCCTTGAGCTATGCGCTTCTCGAACAGGTCAAGCGCATCGTGCTCGCGGCAGAACTGCTTGAAGCTGTCCCAGTCCTGCGTGTAGTACCGGCGCTTCTCCTGCAGCATGATGGTACCCTGCAGCGTGTTGACCGACTTCACGCCGAGGCGCAGCAGCTGCGTCTTGATTGCGTCGGCAACAACTTTGCGCTGCTCTTCCAGCGCGCCGTCCTCTGCCTCATACTTGTGCTTGAGTTCCAGCTGCGCTGCACGAATCTTTCTGTGCACCTTAGCCAGTCGGTCCAACGGGGCGTCTTCGCTCACTGTGTTCTCCTTTGTAGTTTACATCTTATGTATAACACTTTACACGAATCAGGTTGTCTGCGCAACCTCTTCTTGGTACAGCGCAACCATTGCAGAGTGATCCAGCACCCGCTCGGCTAGGCGCTTGAACATCTTCTTCTCGACAGGGCTTGACTGCAGGTGCACGACTGTCACCTGATTCGAGGTCTGCCCCTGCCTGTCCAGTCGGGCCACGCACTGCACGTAGGTCTCCACCGAAAGTACCGGACCCCAGAACACCACTGTGTCTGCCGCCGTAAGGGTTACCCCATGGGATGCGGACATAGGTTGGATGACTAGGATGCGAATGTCTGGCGCGTCTTGGAACTCAGCAAAGATTCTCGTGCGGTTGTTAGCAGAGACATCGCCGTGTATCTTCTCGTGCCGGATACCCTGCTTATCCAGAAACGCTCCGATGGTGTCGATGCTGTGCCGGTAGGGCGCGAACACCAGTACCTTGCGCTTCGTCTCCTGCAGTACCTCCATCAGCACGTTAAGCCGTGGGTTGCAGTCAAACTCCACCACCTCACCCCCATCGGTGTACGCTGCCCCTGCGCTTATCTGCAGGAGCTTGTTCATTTCAGCTGCGGCGTTCACGGCCGAGATGGTTTCCCCTGCAGCTTCGATCAGCATGCGGTTCTTCAGCTGCGCATAGTACTTCTCCTGTTGTGGGGTGAGCGGGATGTCGCGCTCGGTTGTCAGGACGGGCGGTAGATCGAGGCACTCCTCCTTGGTGTATCGGATGGCGGGTTGCAGCGCGGCAAACACCTTGTCATTCGCATCGGGCTTCGGCGCCCACCGGAACATGGAGAGCTTGTTCATCACCTTGTCGCGCCAACCCGTGAAGAACTGGGGCACACCCGATGGGTTCACAAGCTTCGCCAACCCATACGCATCTTCCGGAGACTGCGCGGCTGGGGTACCTGTCATCATCCACAGGTACGTGTTCGGCGTGAGGATGCTGTTCAACGTCTTCCATCTACGCGTCGTGATGTTCTTGTAGGCGTTTGCCTCATCGACAATCACAAGATCAAATGTACCGTCCTTCTTGATGGTGTCCGCCACGAGCGGTAGCCCATCATAGTTCAGCACGATGAACTCGTAGCCCTGCTCGATCGTCTTGACCCGCCGGCTCGCGTCGGCGTTGTGCGCAATTGCACCGCTACGATGGATGATGCTCCGCCCCATCTCGGCCAACCACGCCGAGTGCATGATGGAGAGCGGGCACACGATGAGGCAGCGTCGCACCAGTCCAAGTGTCATCAGGTAGTCCGCCGCCCACAAAGCCGATAGCGTCTTGCCGGTACCCGGGTCATTAAAGCAGAAGCCCCGTCTGTTCAGCGTGAGAAACGAAGCGGTGTCCCGCTGGTGAGCAAAGGGGGTATACCGTCCGGGCCAACCGTAGCGCCGCTCGATGGGTGAGGGGACATTGCGCACGCCCAAGTTCTTCAGTACACGCGCTTCGTCCAGACCCCAGTGCACGAGGACTTCGTGGATGCCGGGTGCCACCTCCCCCAAGACCTTGCTCTTCGGGATGACCGAATACTTACCCGGCGTGCGCGTGCGAAAGAGTAGCGCGCGGTTGTCGACGACTTGCACCTAGAACAACCTGATCTGCTGCGTGACCGGGTTCAGTTCCGCGCTCTTGCGCTCGCGCATCACGGCGAACGCTGCGGCATAGAACGCGCCTGCTTCGGCTACCCTGTCGAGGGGTGCCACCAACCCGCCAAAGCGGGCGGTCCAGATGTCCCGGATGTTCTCGGTCGTCATGTCGGAGAGAGCGCTCAAGTCCTCTAGCGTGGGGTTTACCGTGAGCGGAGGGTTTGGGGGGTATGGGGGGTATGGGGCCGACATTGTTGGGCCGTACGCTTTGGGCGCGTATGTCTTTGCTTGCGTACCCAGCTGCGCCGCCGCCGACTGCGTGATGGATGAGTATTGCGGAATTTGATTAGCCGCGCTCAGCGTGCTCTGAATTCTGTTCGCTTCTTCTTGCGTATACAGGCTTTCCAACGGCTTCGATCCATATATCTTCGACCACAAAGTAAACGCCATGTCATTCTCCTTTTGGGTTCATCTCGCATGTGAGTACCTCGCAGTACCCACATAGCCCCGACTTTTGCGGGTTCCATATACCCGAGGCGTGTGCTGCGTCTATCCTTGCCACCCGCTCCCGGTACTTCCACCACAGTGCATCCGCCTGCGCGCGCTTGTAGGTGTCCTTGAATACACTACCTTTCACGACGAACACCAGCGCACTTCGCACCTCGTCTATATCGGGGTACAGCGCAAACACGCACAGCGCCATGATCTCCAGCTGATCCCGGTCAGGGTACTTGTCCTTCCCCGTTTTCCAGTCAACAATCCACGCCCGCTTGCCACCGCGATCTATCACCAATAGATCAGCAATGGCCCGTACCCACACATCCTTGTCGTACCACGAGCGGGGTGCGAGCGCACCACTCAACGCAAACTTCAACTCGGTGTGCACCTCTCCTTCTTTCTTCAGCATGGCATCCACGATGGGAACCATGAACCCGAACTCTGGTGCCATCGGCTTACCCTTGGCGTATGCATCGGCAGCCGCATGCAGCCTGTCTCCGTAGAGGATCGCCTCCGTTCTGATGATCGGGTAGCGCTTCAATACACGCACCTCGTGGTACTTGCGGGGGCAGTTCTCGTACATCTTCAAAGCTGTATGCGACCACGCTATGCTCATTTCGGTTCCAGTCCTTTCAGTAGTGCGTGCAGCCGTTTGGCGAATGTCTTGACGAATGCCTCGTTGCTGTGCAGTGTCGAGTCCATGTCATACAAGATCGCATGCGTTGCTTCGTGAAGCAGTGTCTCTTCGCGCGTATCGTGAGACAGCTTCTTGGGTGACATGCTGATCAGCCGTCGTTCGTAGAACACCTTCCCCAGATACTTCTCGTGCAGGTCCGGGGGGCGCTCAATCCGGTACCACTTTCTTCCAATCCGGACTCTCTCCGGTATCTTGAACCTCATCCACCCTCCTTAGTTTTTCGCATCACCGTATCGGTATGCGTACCCACCATCTGCAGCGAGCGGAATGCCCGGCATGTAGGCAGGTTCAACTATCATCTGCTCCAGCCCCCAGTCATAGGCATCGCGCGCTTCTTCCTCCGGGGCCAGTGCGCCTGCTTCGTCATGCACGGTCAGCACACATGGGTAGCGTACTTGAATCCTGAGCATGCCATCTGTCATGATGCATCGAGCGACAGCCTGCGTGATGTTCTCCGCAATCTTCCCGCCGTAGAGCTTCTTCCTCTTGTTGCCTGCAGCGTAGGTCCACTGCGGCCGGCCCGCTTCATCAAGCTCCGATTGCAGGTCGGGGTAGCGCAGCGACATCCCGCTCGGCAGCACAATCTCACCGCGCTTGAACGTGATGCATTTGTGCGTGTACTCCCTCCCTCCTATTAGACATTCTACAAGAGCTTGGTCGCACAGTTTCCAGAAATCCACTACGGGGTCTGCCGCTGCACGGTACTTGTCGATGATCATCTTGGCGGCTGCGCAGTGCACCATCAGCTCATCCTCGGTACAAAGGTGGGGTATCTCCGCCATGCGATCGAGGTTCTTCTGCCAGCCAAGAAACTCTGCCATCCACTGTCCCGTTATACCCAGCTGCTTTGCGAAGGCACGGTCGTAGAGGACGGGAGGAGCGCCGAGGAACCCTGTGAGAAGTTGCGCTGCGAACGACGCCCACCCAAGACCATAGCCCGCACCAAGCAAAGCAGACTTTGCAGATTGGCGAAGCAGCGGGTGGCTGTCCTTTGTCAGCCCCGGTATGCCGAACATCTGCGCCCCGAAGTGTGCGTAGGGATCGCCCCCCTGCCGGAAGATATCGAGCATGGCGTCGTACCCTGCAAGCCATGCCAGCACACGCGGCTCGATCTGTGACAAGTCCCACACCAGCATCACGGACCCATCAGGTGCCATGATCGAGCGGCGCAGGAACGAGCCCCGCTTCAGGTTCTGCATGTTGAGCCCACTGCCCTTGCTCGCTGCCCACCGCCCCGTGTGCGCCTTCCAATAGTCAAGCGGTACAGGGAGCAGCCCCCGCCCGGCGATGTCCAGAAAGCGCTGCGCTCGAGTCCGCTCAAGCGTTGACTTCACTGCAAGGCGCGCCTCACACAGCAGCGCCACATCCTCGTTGTCCGATTGCAACAGCGCTTGGAAGTGGGCGTCGTTCTTGGCGAAGGCGAAGGCTTCCTTCCCGGTCGTCTTGCTCACCTTCGTCGGCGGCTCGACCCCCAGCTGCCGCAGCACCACGGCGAACTGATCGTTGCTGGCAAGCGCGGACTCCTCCACGTCCAGCCGACTAAGGAGCGACTCTCTCCGATCGCGCTCGTCCACAATGGCAGCCTGCAGCATCACGGGGTCAAGGCGCAGCTGCGGCTCTGTGAACATGCGAAGCGTCATGTCGATAAGACGCAACTCCTTCTTCGGATACCCGGGCGCGAACCGGTTGAATATCTGCTCGCATAGCCACACGTCGTGCCTGCAGTAGTCAGCAAGCTCCTGCTCAACGGGGTGGTTGGGGTCAAGGTAGGTCATCCCGCTCGTCGAGTACACCGCGTTTCCCTTGGGGGGCAGGCCGAAGAACTCGGCAAGTTTCGCCAAGCTGTTGCCCACCTCCACGCTACGCAACGCGCGCCCCATGCTGAGCGAGTCGAGGATGAAGCCGGGCCGGATACCGTACACCCACTGCGCGATCGACACATCGAACTGGGCGTTGTGCGCAAGGATGGCGGTGTCGTTCCAGTCGTGCTCACTGAAGAACTCGGGCAACCCGTCGTGGCTGACCCATGTAGCCGGCGCGGTATCACCCAGCCACTTCCATGCAAGCCCGTGTGCGCGAAAGCGCGGATCGCGGATGTACTCCTCCGTTGTCATCTTGCTCAGCGTGTAGTCCTGCCTGTCCCAGTAGGTCTCGAAGTCGAGCACCATGACACGCCCAAACGGGGCGCTCAATTCAGCACCCGGTCTGGGGATACGGCCGCCTCGCGCATGCTGTGCAGCGTCTCGGCAAGAAGTGTCGCCACGTGCTCCACCTGCGTCACGGACAGGTTGACCGGCATGATGGATAGCTTCTCCGGCTCAAGGCACAGCATCAGCACACCACACTCTTCAGTGCACGCCCCCTTCAGCATGTCGATGCCGTTCTTGAACTCGGTCTTGTAGTCCTGACTTTCCGGGTCAGGGTTCACCATGATGGTGATCTTCATTTCTTCTCCTTCACTCTAGGTGTTCGTACTTGTTGTATGTGTTGTTCACAGCGCGGGTAAGCACCGCCCATCGATCGAAGTCCCGTTCAAAGTACGCAAGAGATTTCTCATCGACCACCCACACGATACCCCCCGCGCTCTCGATGTTGCTCAGCGCTTTGCGCTGTAGCGCCGTAGGCTTGCCCCCGTTCGCCTTGCACTCGATACCGAAAAAGAAACCGTTCAAGCACCCAATGATGTCAGGTTCGCCAGACGACCCGTAGCCGTATGTAGCGGGCGTGAACACATGCACTGCCCCGCGCTCTGCCGTATTCCACTTTGCAATAACGCGCCGGACTGCCGCCTTCACCTTTCCTTCAGGTGTCATGCTCCCCCCTTCACGTGGACAGCACGGTGCTCGCCCTGCACTTCACTTGGCTTCACCGCTTTCAGCATGAAAGCAAGGGTGTCCTTCTGCTCCTGTACCAGCGTGATCCTGAAGTCGGCCTTGTAGATGTGGCGAAAGTCGGACGCCGCTGTCACCCCAACGTCGTCCTTGTAGAACTGCTGCGATAGGAAGATGAGATGCTCCTTCTGTACCACCCGTGTGTGCGACGGGTCACCCCACGCCCACACCGAGTCCTTGTGCGGCACAGTTGCAGCGAAGTAGCCGCCCGGTTTCAGGATGCGCCAGAACTCCGACCACTGGCGGAAGAACCACACGTAGTCTCCTTGGGCGCCCGTATGCTCAAGCACCTCGTATGCGTGTATCTCATCGAAGGTGTCCGACTCGAACGGTAGCGGCAGGCTCATCAAGTTCCACACGACATCCGGTGTGTGCGCCGGGTTGTAGTCCAGCGTAGTCAGGTTCCGCCACCCCGTTGTCGCGCCGGGCACACCGAACAGGCGCTCTCTACGTGAGCCGCATCCGATGAGTAGTTCGCGGTAGTCGCTCATTTCCAATCCTCCCTTACGATCCGATACGGGATGTACGCAATCAAGTACAGCGAAGCGATGACCGGCGTGATAACGATCCCGAGAATAACGTCAGTCATCTCACTTCTCCTCTTCTCCAAATCCTCGTGTCCTCGGCACGGCTGTGCGCGTGGGCGTGGGCGTTTCCATGAATGTGTTGATCCGCGTGCGCTTCGGGAAATGATGAAGCTCGTTGACCACGCGCATGGGCATCTGTTTGTGTGTGGGTTTGGGTGGGGGCTTGCGCTCGGCCTTCTCTACCGCATCCTCCTTGTGTGTCCGCAATGCATTCGCCACCCGCGCCCTGATGAGCGTGTTGATAGCGAATGCCTGCTGCGCCTGCGTTGCTGGGTGAAGGGCCATGGCCCAGTGACTACGGGGCTGATTCATCTTTGGTTCTCCAGTTGCAGGCTGGACAGAATCTTGAATACCTTCGCATCAGTTCTCGGCGTGTCGCTCATTTCGTCCTCCACACCCGCAGGCATCCGTTCTTCTGCGCGCTGACAGAGTAATTCCCCGCGCCGAAGATACGCGAAGCAACTCCGACAACCCGGTTCCGCGATAACCCTTGCGGGGTAAGCATGGACTGCCCGGGCTGCATTTTCTCGAACACCTTTATCAGCTCCGCGTTATTGCTCGGCCGACCACGTGGGGGGACTGGTACGCCATCTTCTATTTTCATAGTCATACTCTTCTCCTTTATCAATGCTTCTTCTTGTGGTCCGGGTGCCCCACCCACTTCGGCCCCAGCTCTACTATCAGCGCCTCGACTCGCTCCTGCCGGCGCAGCACGGCCGCCTCGTCAGGCTCCATCCCCTTTGCAAAGGGCGGTATCTCCAGCATCAATGGTGCGGGTGTTCGGGTGTCCAGCCACTGCAATATGTTAAACATTATACACCCTTTCCTTTCGTCTCCACTTCGATCAGCTTGTCGATGTAGTGCCGGGCTTTCCGCAGGTCTTCCACCCCGCCCTTGTTCCGGAATCGCACCAGATACTTGAGCGCGTTGCCATCCAGAAACCCCATGCCCCACATAACGATGGCATCCCACGGCTGCAGCCCCTTGTCCTTGTAGTGCGTGCCCCCCACCTGCACGGCGTTGGCCGAAGACGTAGCGTCAATCCGGGCAGCGGTTCTTTCTCTAGCCGCAATGACGACACTACATGCCCATGCTGCGGGGATATGCGGGTGCCGCTCGCGGTACGCAGCCAGCATGCGGTCTGCTTCAGCGCTAACCACCGCCCCGCCTTCCTTCTTCAGCTGCGCCTCCCCAAACTTTGAAGGTGCTTTCACCAGTACAGCGGTTGTCTTTACCTGAAGACGCGCGCGCGCCTGCTGGTTCCTCCTCCGGCGCAAGTTACTACGCACCACGGCAATCAACCCCCGCGATGCCTCAGGCACAATAGCTGCGATCTCATCGTCCGTCTTACCCCTGCTGATAGCAGTACGAATCCTCGTGGATGTGCATTGCTGGCTCATTTCATTGCTCCTCTTGTTTGTTGGTGATGCTCGACGAACCACTGCCTACCCTTTTCCGTACCCTTCAGACGGCACAGGGTGGCGCCGTCCTGCTCCTTGCACACACGCTCCAGATACCCCTCGCTCAACAGGTACCCGAGCACCCGGCCGCGCGTGCCGCTTCTTCGGTAGAACGCCTCGGGTCTGCCATCCACACGCGAGACGATCTCGCACAGCAGCCGCACCTGTTGCTCGCTCAGCGCTACCATGAGAGCTTCGACAGCACGCTGTCCACGCTCTGCTTCACCTCGGTACGCACGTTCAGGTTCTTGCGAAGCTCATCAATAGCCACCCCGGAGATGGCACTTTGCAACTGGGCACGGGCCATCTCGATATCCGGATCAGCGGTGATGTTCAAGTCTTTCACCAGATCGGTCAGCTCCAGCCCCCACTCAAGCACTGAGTCGTGCAGACGCCGGCCCTTCTCAGTACCATCCACGATGTCCACCGTCAGGCGCTCTGACATGCGGTGCAGGTGCTCACGCAGCAAGTCACGCACGTAGTTCTTGGCGGCATCCACCCGCTCCGCAGCAACGCGCTCGAGCTGCGCCGTGAGTTCCGCCTGTGCCTCCTGCCCCACCTGCACACGCCAGTCACCTGATGTGGGCACCGGCAGGTAGCTGACACCCACGCTGAACTTCTGCCTCACCGAATCAACGGATGGGAATTCGCTCCGATCGAACATGTCCCCCAAGGCAAGCGCTTGGGCCGTGATGAGCGTGGGGTAAATCGTGAGGAAGTCCTCCACCAACGTGTTGAACGTGAGGCACTCGCTGTCTATCCACTGGTTGAAGGTGCGAAAACGTGTGCTTGGCAGTAGCCGGATGCCGCTGTCGGACCACGGCATGGTCTGCGTGTACATCTTGGTGCGCATCGCGCTCACGTGCTGGCTGATTACTTCCAGCTCACTGCGCCCGGCAAGCAGGTTCTTGTTGACACGCGCTGCGTCCCGGGCGGCTGCGCCTTTGGTGCTCACCACTTCATCGGTGGTTGAGCGGTCGAGTTTCCGTGCAGACCACACACACGCACGAAATTCCACAAGCATCGCGCACGTTTCAATTCCGTATTGGGTACTCATTTGCTTCTCCTTGTATTGTAGTTGGTGGTGTTATTGATTCTGAGAACACGTGACGCAGCATGGCGAGCGTCGGGTTGTCCAGCTTGTAGCCGTAGCCGTAGCCGTAGCCGTAGCCGTTGCCGTCGCCGTTGCCGTCGCCGTCGCCGTAGCCGTAGCCGAAGCCGTAGCCGTAGCCGAAGCCGTAGCCGTAGCCGTCGCCGTCGCCGTAGCCGTAGCCGTTGCCGTTGCCGTTGCCGTCGTTGCCGTCGTTGCCGTCGTTGCCGTCGTTGCCGGTGCCGTTGCCGGTGCCGGTGCCGGTGCCTCTTAGTAGATGCAGCACACCCCTACCCCAGCGTGCTGTCGATGTGCAGCACCTTCCCCTGCTGCGGGCGGAACCGCGGGTTATCGACGACACCCCACAGCTGCGGGATACTCATCGCCGTCGACGACCCATCGAGATCACCGTCTGTCAGCCACACGACCGCCTTGGGGTTGTATCGTTTCTCGGTCATGTATGGCGGGATGCAACCGGGGCGTGTGCCACCCCCGCCGACTGGCTTCAAGAGCTTGCCGATCTCATGGTAGTTGCGCGGGAAGAACACCTGATCCCCGCACACCGCAGTATCCCACCACAGTATGCGCACCCACTCGGGCTTCGCATTGTGGCAAAGCTGCGCGATCTCCCCGAACACCACGGGGTAGACCGACCCCATCGAGCCTGAAGTATCACACGCGATCACGATCCCCCCTGTTGACTCGCTGAAGTGCGAGGGCATCACGAACCCAAGTGCCATGAAGCGCTTGTTGGGCGGGCAGTAACGCGAGTAGTCATCCCCCTCGGTGATGCTGGAGAAAAACTGCGCAAGCGGATCACGCCAGTTGGTGCGGCGCTCGGCAACCATCTTGTCCAACGCACGGTTGGCGCTCTTGTTACCGGGGATACTGCGCGCCACGATGTGGCCCTGTGCCACGGCCTCATCGACGGCATGCTCAAGCACCTTCGCTTCCTCTACAGAGAGGGGCGCAGCACGGTGCCCATCGAACGTGCCTCCTTTTGCGCTACCTCCTGCGCTCCCGCCGCTACCTCTTCCGGACTTCGCGCTCTGCAGAAGATCGCGCAGCACCTCGATGCACGACATGCCACGGTACTTCTCGTCGAAGCATATCGGTATCGGAGGGCGCTCGGCAAAGACTTGCGCGGTGTCCATCTCGTCGATCATCAGGTTGACAACGAAGTCAAGCGCCAGACCAAAGAGTTCCGGGTGCTTCTCGTTCACATCCCGGTACAGGGTGCAGTGCTTGAGCGCCTTGTGAAAGTTCTCATGCAGTACCACCCACCGGGTCTGTCTCATAGACAAACTGTCCATGAACTCGCGCCCGTAGAACGCATCACGCCCGTCGGTTGCCGCCGTAGGCAGGCCGTCCACCACGTGTGCCTCCCCCATACATACCACGCCGGAGAGCAGCGCGAACTCCGGATGTCGCATGATGTCGATGGTGGAAGCCACGAGCCTGTTCTCCACCGACATGTTCCGCCAGCTGTGTTCGGAAGCCATGTCAACTCCTAAAGAAAGATGTGGTTTTCACGCAGGAGATCGGTGAATGCAGCCACCGAGCAGAAGCTTGCTACTTTCGGTGAGCCTGCCACCGTGTTGCACATCATGGCCTGCATCTCCTTGCGCATGCGCTTCACGTAGATGGTCACGGCCTCGATCTCCGGGCGGCTGGCTGCCCTGCTCACGAACTGGAACAGCTGGATGACTTGGGCCGTGGGGTTCTTGGTAACCGGTGCGCCCCCCGGATCAGCAATGACCAACGCATAGTCGGTGATGTCCTGCTCGAACTTCACGAACGCGTTCAGCGTACCGGCGCACGAGCTACCCAGCGCACCGCACAGCGCAGCGAACATCGTTGCGTCATCCAGTTCGGTCTTGCATTTCACGATGTCACTTGCCGCATGCAGCGAGCGCGGGCTGGCGTACCCATCCTGCTCGCTACGCGGGTTGAAGATGTACGGGTTCTCCTTCGATAGATCAATTCCTCCTTTGTGGAAGCTGCCACCCGGCTCGTAGTCCAAGAACGAATGCATCACCCGATCATTTTGGTGAACGAAAGCCATGACAACCGGGTCGATGCCGGCGTCTTCTGCCCACTTCAACCACTCGGTGGCAGTAGGCTTCCGCATCCTGACCACGATCAGCCTGTTACGCAGGTGCGCTTGAAGCGTGTCGCCCAACCCCTCGACGCCGAGGTTTGTGCACCCGAACACGATGCTCCCTTCGGGCAGGTGGTAGTTACCTACACGTCTTTCGTAGATGATGGGGGCCAGCACGTTCTTGATGTATTGCGGCGCCTTCAGCACCTCATCGAGACAGATGACAGAAGGAACGGAACCCGTTGTACCACGGTGGTTGTTCGCGTTCACACCGAAGCGCTCGTTGGGCAGCTCGCGCGATACGCCCATCACCTTGTCGATATCCGGCATCCATACCGAGCCGTCGGAGAGTTGCGTGCAGTCGATCGGATCGACCATGTTGTACCCCCTGAACTGGGGCAGCGCCTTCATCTTCCAGAAGATCGAGGTCTTGCCTATACCGTTCTCCCCCTGTACGAGGACAGTGCGGTTCGGGCCTACGCTTGCGATCAGGTTCACGATCTGGCCGAAAGAAAGAAATCCTTGGATATCCATGTGCTGCTCCTTTGAATTTAGTTGTTGTGGTTGGTACTTCAGGTGATCGTCTTGCAGGTTATTGTGGTTGAGAACACGTGACGCAGCATGGCGAGCGTCGGGTTGTCCAGCTTGTAGCCGTAGCCGTAGCCGTAGCCGTTGCCTTTGCCGACGTAGCCGTTGCCGTAGCCGTAG